GATATGTTATTCACGCGAATGGAAAATTTGGGGTTTACTTTAACACTGTGGGAAGATCTTAAAGGGAACCCGGTTTCGGATTTGTATAGTAAATTTAGGTTTGTGTATAAGAAATGATTAGTTTCTGTTAGTACGTCTACTCTGAGCGGCGTTACCCGCCTTTTTTCTTATCGTGTTTGGTTTGTTCGGTGTTTTTGGTATGTTATTTAATTTCATCTTGTTTAGGTTTTTCACGAGAGTGTTCGGTGTGTTTGGTTTATTTGGTTTTACAAACTTGACGAAATTTAAGTTTCTTCTAAATAATGGTTGTCGTGTAAATGGATTTGAAACGATATTTGTGTTTGGGTTAAGACTGTATAAAGTGTTAATATTAGTGATATTAGTATTTTTATTTTTCGTTTTTATCCAGTTTAGAAGTGATTTTTCAGTTAAGTACCTATTGTATCCGAGGTTTAAGGCATTATTACCGACACTAAAATTATACCCAGATATAGGATCGTTACGATTAGTGTTTAGGGGTACGTTTCTACGTTGTACAGGTCTAAGTGGTATATGTTCAAAACGTGTCCAACTACTCTTAGTAATGCTTAAACCAGATCGATGAAGTGATTTTGGTATAATTCTAAGGTTTGGGTTACTATGTATATAAATGGAGCTTAGGTTTGGAAGACGACCGATCTCATCTGGTAACGAGGTTAACTTATTAAAGCCTAAAAGAATTGCCTCGAGTTTTGTAAGCTTACCGATCTCTTTTGGTATAGATGTTAATTTATTAGCAGCCAATCCAAGAAACGTAAGATTTTTAAGGTTGCCGATTTGTGGTGGTAACGAGTTTAATTGATTATCAGACAATTTAAGTGTGTCAAGTTTTGTAAGTTTACCGATTGATTCTGGTAACGAGTTTAATTTATTATCTCCCGAACCAAAAAACTCAAGTTTTTTAAGGTTACCAATAGATGATGGTAACGAGTTTAAAATATTACCCTCCGACTCAAGTACCTGTAGATTTTTAAGGTTACCAATAGATGATGGTAACAAGTTTAAACGATTACTACTCATCGTAAGTACCTGTAGATTTTTAAGGTTACCAATAGATGTTGGTATTGAGGTTAAATCATTACTGTTCAAATTAAGATGCGTAAGTTTTTTAAGGTTACCAATAGATGATGGTAATGAGTTTAAATCATTCCCGGCCAAAATAAGTTCCTCTAGTTTTTTAAGTTTACCAATAGATGATGGTAAATTGGTTAAGTTTCTATTTTCTAGATCAAGACCTGTAATATTCATGTTCCTAACACCGAGGTTACGAAGTTCCTGGGGAACATTGGAGTTACTCATATACCTTTACTTGATATTTTTATATAGGTTTATGGTAAGATGATACTCGCTATACTTCTACTTATCATAAACGTGTATATATACATGAGTACGAAACAAAACGAAAAGGTAAAAGAAGTACGGGAAAAATATAGAATTCTCAGGGAACATATACAAACAACTGGACATAGTGAGTTTAAAGTTTTACGTCACGAAGTACCATTAACAATGTATCACAGGACAAATGGACACATTGGGTATAACACGAATAAAGGTAATGAAATTGGTTTATGCTTAGACGGTGATACGAACGAAATATTTCACGTTTTAATACACGAACTCGCACACTCAACGGTCGATGAGTATTCACACAGTAAAGATTATTGGACAAATTTCAAAAAATTGAGAGATATGTGCGTCCAACTCGGAATCTATAAAGAAATACCAAACAAAACTAAATTTTGTGGTAAACACGTCCAGGATAAATAATCTAAGGTAAATGTAATAATGTCAGCGACAAAAGTTGATTTAGCAAAAGCTATTTTATTATGGAATGGAATTTTATCTTTATCGAGTATACCACTACTCGCGAGTGAATATTGGTCTAATGTGATCTTTTTATTGTTTATTATACCTAATGTTTTGGGTATGATGCCAAGAGGTGGTAAAGTATGGGGACGTCTTTCCCTTGATATGCCTTTCCTTTTGATATCGACTATAATAAGTTTAGCTTTTACACTCTTAATTACAGAAACGAACGAAAATATAAAAGAAGATTTTGTTAGGTTCGGTAAAAATACACGGAGTACAGTGACTGTTGTTGGACTTCGGGCATTGGGATTAACCATTGGGTTTATAATTTCTTATTTATTGTTTGGTGGTGATAAAATGTATTCACACTTTAATTCTAATTAAGCGTATCTTTTATACAAAAAGAATGCAATGGCGGCGACTGCACCAGTCGAACCCAAACCAACGGCACTTCGGTTCCCTTGGTCGTTAAGAAATTGTGGTACGAAATTTGCGAGTTTTTCTTGAACTGGCTTACTAATCGCTATCGCAGTACAAACAGCGACCACGAGAGCTTGAAACTGATCATCAGTTAAGTTAAATGGGTTTTGGCTAGAATTCTTTTGTCTAGACTCGTTTGGTTGTTGAAGACCCATCATTGGTGATTGCGCTTGCGCCTGTGTCATTCGTGGGTCAACTGCCATCATTGGTGGTTCGAGGGGTGATTCTGCTTGCATAACATCTTGAATTGGAGTAGAGTCCATAGTACTTTGTTTAAAATCAATATTTTTTTCCGATACAATATTCGGCGGTTCTATAATAGGTTGTTGTCCTTTTTCTATGAAATTCGTAGACATGTTATTATTTAATGCTACCATACCATCGCTATTCTCGGAAAGGTTTAAAGTACTCACGTCAGTTGACATTTATATGTGCAAAGTTTTTTGATTTTTTACGTTTACGCGTTAGCCTGATTATTTACTTACCTTGATTATGTAAACTATCAATAAAAATATTAAAATTAGTAAAACTAATAATTTTATATAATTATAATTAGTATTAATATCGTATCTTTCTAAAGCTGCTTTAGAAAACTCTCTTCTATATTTATAATGTCCTGTATCACTACTTATAGCGTTATTGGTTTTTAATTTCTTTACATCACCATTGGTTGGTTTCAAATAAATTGGGGTTTTGTTATAATTTTTAATGTAAATTAAATTTAATAATATATCTTCACCGTTCCATACTGGTTTAGCTTTCAAGGCGAAGTCATTCATCTTATGTTTTTCGTTCATGAAATCTTTACATATCGATTTGTTTGTCATTAAAATTTGAGTTAATACAATTTGTTGATCGCCCATTAAAAACTTTTTATTTGAATACCCTTTGGTTTCGGAAACGTATCTTTTTTCTGAACCTATAACCACATTAGGATTCTTTTTATACTTTTTGTACATTTTGTTAACGTAATTTTCTGACGGTAACATATCGTCATCAATTATTAAAATACAATCGTTTTTTGCATCGCACGACCTAGAGAATCGTAAAGCGACACCTAATTTTGTGTTCATATTTTCATCACGATAATGTTTAACAATTTTTAGTTCTGGTGTTTCAAAGTATGTTTTACTGTTACCGTGAGATACGATGACTTCTGAAACCAATTTATAATTAACAATTTTTGGTAATATGTCGTTTATTATATTATCGGGGCGTTTCCAATTTAATATGATAACACTTATCATTTAATGTAACAATTTAAAATAATTAACTGATTAGTTTGTATTTAGGGTATAAACACCCAAACGTTTTTATAATTCGTGGTAAATCGTTTAACTTATCGTAGTCACACATGTCTTCATCTACGTATATGGTTTTTGTACTATGACAAATATCAACCAATACACGGTATCCTTCATCGCTTTCACCACCTGATGTAATTTCATTATATGCTGGATAAACTAATGGTGTAATAATATTTTTATGTAATAATTGTTTCGATAAAGTTCGTAAACTATTCATTTCTTCTTAATAACTTTTAATGTGGTCGTTTTTTTAACTGTGTTACGATCACCCAATTTCAAGTTACCGTGTTTTGGATTAAACATCTTCTTATGTGTTTGCCAATATTGTGGTGCACCAACCTTAAAGTTTTTCCTAATCTTTGCTTTGTACCAAAAAACACAATCTTCTATTCTATTACTCTTAGACGTGTTATCTAATACCAAACACTCGTAATTTTCAGTACAAGAGTCCATCACTTTATTGAACATCTCAAACGTTGGAAATATACCAAAAAAGTTTTTATATAACTTCTCACGATTTTGAATTATATTTTCACGCAAAATAAAAATGTAATCTATATTCGCCCTGAGTGCTGGAGGAAGATCCATACAATATTGCATAGTTAACATGAAAAATATCTTCCAGTGACGACCGTTCATAAAACATTGGCGAATACACGTATCTTTCATGAATTTAGAATCATACATACAATCATCTAAAAGAAGAAACGCACCAGAGTTTGGCTTACCCGCACCAACAAGCTTTTTCTGTCTATCCATAACGCGTTCGATAGCTTCTCTATCGTAATCACCGTATATGAATAGGTCGGGTATATACTGTTGATAATAATGATTACCTTCCTCTGTAGCAGATAGAACTATTCCCGCTGGTAAATGCTTTTTGTGGTACAGAATATCAGTAACGAGTGTAGATTTACCGGTATTACGTTTACCTATAAAAACACATACTTTATCATCAGCCATGCCTTCAGGTTTGAACTTTCGTAATTGAATATTCATCTACCATAACGCCTCGTTTTAATTTATAAAATTTTACTCACATAAAGTAAGAATGGCTGGTAAATTGAACCTTGCTGTCACTGGTATCCAGGACCAATGGCTTACTGGTGAACCTGAATTTTCATATTTCCTGATGAATTTTAAACGACACACAAAATTTTCAATAGAAGCCATAGAAACACCGTTCAATGGTGATCCTAATTTCGATAGCTCCGTTGAGTCTAATATACCAATGAATAAGGGAGATCTTATCAGAAGTATGATGCTTAAATTTACTTTACCTAGACCAACGGCACCGGATAAAACGTTTACAGTTTCAGAATCAGGTGGTAAATACTTTATAGACGGTGATCAACAGGCGACACTCACACTTTATGAAGGTACGACGTATACCTTCAACAATGCAAGTCCAACACACCCGTTTAGATTTG